GATAAAAGTTTTTTTATCTTAACATCATTCCTACTATTATAGTCATGAGAAAAATAAAATGTTTCTTTATTCATGATGCAGTTGTACTAAATGTATAATAAAATATATGGCAATTATTTTTAAATTCATATGATATTAAATCAAATATGACAATTCCCTCTTTAGAATAATCAGCAAGTAAACATTTTGTTTTATCATTAAAATGAATATTATCTGATTCAGTAATTCTGTTAACTTGATTTTCAATTTGACATAAAATGTCAAAAGGTTTATCAAATTCATGCTTAAAAAAATCTTTTAAGTTTGTAATAATTAATTTTGTTTTCATATTTTTTTTAAATTAAAAAACCCCTAAATGTTCGATTGACTTACGAGGTCAGTACAGCATCTACTCTGTACATCGAACACTTAGAGGCTAAATGTTTTTAATGTAGATGTTATGTGAAATCGGTTCGTTACTCCGATAGTGCAAATATACAAATTAATTTTTAAATTCTTTAATTTTTTTCTTATAATGTATAATTAATCCTTTAATTTCATCTAATGTTAGTTTTAAAGCATCCCCTCTTTTATTCATTAAACGTGTGTAGTGGTATTCGCCTATTCTTAAAGGCAGTCGAACTCCGTATTCAATATGGTTACCATGCTGGTGTTGATTGCAGTAAACACACTGCCCATGTACATTGCTTTCATCAAATCGTAAGTTCGGATAACTGCCAACTGAAAAATAATGACCAGCATCAAATTTAGCACCTAATGGTCTATCACATGAAATACATGGCTGTTTTGAGTCCCTTATTCTAATATACTTGTTAAACACCACCTGTAATATTCCAAGCCATTCAGTTCGTGTTCTTAGATTTTCAACAAGTATCTTTTTTTTCTCAATCCATGTTTTTTTTTCAGCACCTATTAAAGCACATTTAGGACTGCAAACTCTTTGAGTTGATTTATAAGGAGTGAAGCTTTCACCGCACTCCTTACATTTTTTAGGTTTAATTAAATGCATTAATATCTTAAATTAACTTTTTCACGTCTACGATAGTTATAAATTTCTTCTATTAAAGTAACATACGAACTAATACCTGTGCAATCTACTAATGCTGTTGGTTGTGTTTTTATTTTTTGTAAAAATTCTGTAAATTCAAAATTTTTATTTTTAAATAGTTGAAGCATTGCGAAAATAAAACTTCTTCTTTTATAACCTTCATAATAATTAGCCAGCATAAATATTTTATTTATAGTATCACAACCTTTTGCGTAATTAGTTATTTTAAACTCTCCTTTATAAAAGTTTTCAACATGTTTTTTTGTAATATTATCACTTAATATACTCATGCATTCAAAATGTCCTATTTTATACTCATCTTTAAATTCTTTATATTGTATGTAATCATTATAACCTAAATTACAATATCCCTCTAAATAATCATCTGCATTCCATGTTTTAGAGTTTTGATTTAAAATATGTACTTCATTAAGACCATAGCCATTACATACAACATAATGTAGAGGTAAATTTAATTCTTGAATAACATCAAATCTATGTTGTCCATCAATTATCTCATGCTTCTCATTTACCGTTATTATTGTATATAAATAATTTTTAGCCATTGATTTTTTTAATCTATTAATGTGTAATAAGTTTTTATTTCTATTACCATCAATAGGTTTAAAAATAAAATAATCGTTTGTTGTGTGTACTTGGTTACTGTTCTTCACCATTGGTACGTTGTTTTGTATTTGCATATTTATTTTTGTTTTTTGTTAAATGCATTTAGATAATCGTTAAATAGATTTCTTGCAATAGTTACTTTCTCAATCATTCGTTCCTGAACTTCTTCGTTAGCTTCCCATCTTCTAATGTAAAGCCCAGCATCTGAATTAAGTATTAAACGAGGGTCAAAGGATATAAAGTCGCACCATTTACGACCTGACAATAAAAGATAACATTGCATTTGATAATAGTAATCGTTATTCTCACTTTCAAAAGTATCTTCATTAAAAAAGAAATTTAAATGATTACTTCCTACAAACGGGCATTTTCCCACGCTGTCGCATAGTTATCAATGCTTTGTTTAGGTTGCCCACTTAACCTTTCGTAAACTTTCTCACGAATGTAAGTTTCTGCACCTTTGCTTAATAAGTCTTTTTTAGAACGTGGCTCAGTCATTAATTTCCAAATCTCACTTCCGGTAAAATTACCTAATCTGTTATCCCACCACATAGGTGAGTAAATTTCAATTGTTGATTCCATTTTATAATTTATTTATTTCGTTTTTAACTTGTTCCAAATAATCTTGCTTTACAAACGCTCTAGGCATTTCAACTCCCCATGTATCAGCATTTAATAAATCAATCATTTCTTCGACTGCAATTAAAGCGCACTTTATTCCATTTCGTTCTCCTTGTCTAGTATTATCCATTGTGAATCTTTCTACTAGATCTTTTGCTTTTTCTTTTGCTTTCATAGTTTTAAAGGTAGGGGACAAATTGTCCCCATGATTAAATTGATTTAATTAATGCTACTTCTACTTCCTGACTAACTGAATACTTTTGTTTGATAACATCAATTGAACCACCTGACATCATGTATTCCTGTGCTTTTTTATACACTTCGCTATTTAAAATTAATTCAGGTTTCTTTTGCTCAACTTTCTTGTTATCATGGTCAGCATCCTGTTCTGTTTCATCAATTAAGAATAAACCATTCAAAGCATATTTACGAGCATAACTTGAAGCTGTGCCAGTCGCTTGTTCTGCACTCATTCCTTTGTGTTCGCAAAGTTCAGCATAACCATAAGCAAAGTCTACAAAATCCCCTACAATTATTCTTGCAGTTGCTTTTACAAAACTTTTATTACCTATTTGAACTACTTTATCACTTAACCTTAAAAGTGCGCTATATTTAAAAAGAATTGGTTTTAAGGCTTCAAGTATATCTTCAGCACTTCTATACTTATAGTTACCAAACTTGTTTAAATTACCTTTTGGAACTTTTAACTCGTTTTGGATAGCGATTAACTTTTCAATGTTAGTTAATACTTTTTCTTGTGTTTTTTCTGTTTTCATTGTTCTTTGTTTTATTAGTTATTAAAAAGGAAGTTGGTCATCTATTATGTTTGGAGTGTACTTTGTCTCATTCGGATAAGTCTTTGTTTCACTATCTTTTTTATAAGGTTCTTGAAAAGATGCGCTGAAATACTTAGTTCCTTTTTGGCTTTCTTTTAACCATAAAGATATTTCCATTTCCTTACCATTTACGTTTACTGTTCCTTTGTAGTCAGGTTGTTTCTCATTTGTTTTTTTTGCATTCTTGAAGATTGCTCCTGAATTGTTTTTGTTTTTACTTTCCATGTTTATGTTTTTTATTGGTTATTATTTTCTTGAAATCCGTTATAAATAAATTCAGTAAGTATGTCAATTATGTATACACTTACAGTTCCTAAATAAAGCGTATTTAATAATGATTCTATACGAGCACGTAATATTTTATCATTTCTAAATACAGAACCATCATATTGAGAAAAAGAACATATTTCATTTACATAATATCTTTTTATTTCCTCAACATTATCTAAATAATATACGTTATTTCCTACGTGCTGTTTAGTTTCTAATAAACTGTTATGTAAAACTTCTTCTTTTAATGGAATGAATGTATTAAATAATTCAAACTCATTTAATGCTTGATTGATTTGTTCCGTTGTCATTTCTTTTGTTTTTTATTGGTTATTGTAAATTCTTTGTACATTGCTTTTGTCTTTTGATTCTGTTGCCAGCACTCATTAATGGTATAACCTTTTTTTCTTATTTTAGCTAAAACCTTATGCAGATTAAGAGTTCCGCAGTTACATTCTTTTTTAGTGATAGCATAGGCATTTGAACCTGTTACCACTTGCCCTGACAATAGAGCGTCTAAAATTGCTTGTTCTTGTGTTTTCATAGTTATTAATTTATTGCAAATATAAAATAAATATTTAATATAAAAAATTTAAAGT